AAGTTGCACTACTACTAGCTGTCAAAGTTTTAATTAATGTCATGGAACCAGGGTCAATAGTAGAAAAACCATTAGCACTGGCATTAAATCCAAGCCCCTTACTTGCAGCTGATGTTACATCAAAACTATTAAAATTAAATTTTGTAAGTGCCATTAGGTAACTCCATACATTTTTATTGTTCCAGCATCTATATTGCCACTAGCAAATTTAAATTGGACCGCATTTACTGCTGATGTTGTATTACCATATCCAGCAGCGAATTGATTTATTGAATAATCTTGCTGATTATAACCATTAAATGTTGAAATAAAATGTTTTACAAAAGTAGTGTTAGATGGGTCAAATAGATGTAAAGTTCCTGCACAACTTTCATCATTTCCATTACCTATATTATAAGCTAATGGTTGAAAGTCAGTAGATTGTGCTAAATCTACATAAGTATTATATTGTATAGCTGCATCACTTCCATCTTCTTTGTGATAGCCTTCAAAAAAAGTAGTTGTTTTTGTAACATTGTAATTACTCCCACCATCTATGCTCATATTAAAATGAAAATGTTTATCATCTGTTTGTGGGTGTATATCATAAAACTTAAATATATATTCTTTGTAAGTAGAGTCTATTCCTGAAGTAAAATCTATTGTAGCTGAACTTGATGCAGTTTGAGAAGATATTAAATTAAGACCCCCACCTGATACTGAAGCTGGGAGTGCTGTTACTGCTGAAAGGGAATTATTTTTAGCAAAGAGTAAAGCCATGTTTTACTCCTAACTTATGCCATATAATTTGATTATTGCGTTATCAATATTACCTGAACCCATAAAAAATCTTAATCCTGTTATAGCAGTCGTTTGTGTATATTTTAATGCACAATGACCAGAAGTTAAATAATTTGATGTGGTGTTTTCCAAAGCATAATTACCCTCAACAAAAGTTTGAAATGTTGTATTTGATGGATTATATATAAAAAGATTTGCATTTAAACAAGCACCATCTGAACCACTATCAATATATTGTCCTCTAGGTATTTGAAAAGCATCTGTTCCACTATCTGAATCAATTATTATGCTTGATCTTGCTATTCTCATAGCAATCATATTCATTTGATAATTATTTCCTGTATCAACAGCTTGTGAACCACCAGTTCCTGTAAAGACTCTCATACGCAATTCATGATCTGATGCTGGGTGTAAATTTATTATTGAAATCATATATTTAGTATAAGTGCTATCTATACCTGAAGTAATATCAATTTCTGAAACTCCACTACTTGTTGTTGATGTTGAAATTAAATTTAATCCACCAGCAGAACTAAAAGATAAATTACCAGACCCATCTGTGACTAATGCTTTTCCTGATGATGGTGCAGTAGATGGGAAAGTGAGTGTATAACTTTGACCAGACGCATGATTTGGTGAAGCAAGTTTAATACCATGAGAATTTTGAGAGCAGTTTAATTGTAGAGTACCATCTGTTGTGCCATCACCTTTTATCTGTAATCCAGCACCAGATGAAGTAGATACAAAGTTTGCTTTAGCATCTGTAACTGAAGAATCACTTGGTATTCCTATATCTAAAACATTACCAAGTAGCATTATAAAATCTATAACATCTCCTGTTGCTAGATTTGATGCAAAAGTAATTGTTGAACCTGAGATAGTAAATGATGAGTTTGGTTTTTGTAAAATACCATTTAAAGATACCAACATATGATTTGCTGATTCAGGTGTAACATTTACTGATGACACTTGCATAGTGTAAGATGCTTGACCATTCACAACACTAATTGCATCGCAAACTTGGAAGTTTCCTACAATAGGCTCTGACCCTATATATGACATTATATATCTTCTCCTTTATGATCTATTTTAAATTCTTCTGTATAATCAAATGTTCCATCTTCTTTTTTTATCATATCTGCAAAGACATCATCAGATACTTGTTCCCAACCATCAACAGGATTATAAGAAATTACTTTGACTATGTTATTTTCAATTTTTGCATATTTCATATTAAGATACTTTCCATATTTGAGCATTTGTATAATATTCAGTTCTGCCTTGATCTTCACTAACACCATAACCTGAACCAGACTGACCACTTGCAAAATATTGTCTTAAATCAAAAACCTTTTGTGCAGAGATAGTAAATCTACCAACAACTTTAGTTATTGTTTGATGTGCATTTGAAGTTCTAGCATAAGATGTTGAACCCATTATAGTATATGCACTATCTGTAACATTATATAAAAATAATCTGTGTTTGTTACAAGCATAGCCATGAGTATATGCTTCAATATAATATGTGCCTGTTGGTAAAGTAATTTGATTTGACCCTAAACTTGCACCTGTTATCTCATTAGTAACTATTGTGTTTAAATCTCTTGTTTGGACAGCACCCCCTGTTGAAGTACCACCATCTGTTGATGCTGATTTCTCATCTCTAACATGAAGTAATTGTGATTCAAAAATACCACCCCCACCAACTAAACTAGCATCTATTCTTTTTAGTACACCACCATCACTAATCAAAAATTCATCTGTATCTGCTGGTGCAGTTGCTAAAGCATCAAAACCTGAAATAGCAGTATCGCCAATGTGTGTATTATTAATTATATCTGAAGCAATATCAGAACTTGTTAATGGTGTTGGTGGTGGAGTTTTGCCAATAAAAGCCATTTGTTACTCCTATGTTATTTCTAATATTGATAATGTAGCATCTATTTTAGCTGAAACTGAACAATCAATTTTAATAATATCAGTTGCTTGAATTACATATTTACCACCTGTTAAAACTTCAAGTGAACTTCCAGCAGGTATAGATACATCTTTAATTACAAAAACATTTGAGTTTGTTTCTGTATCTGAAGTGTCTGATTCAATTTTTACTGATGCTGTAACTGATGCTGTGTGAACATTACAAAGTGTTAAACCAATGACTACGCAAGTTGTAGCTGATGGGCAAGTGTAAAGTGTAAGTGGTGTTCCAGCAGAAGATGGCATCGCATCATTCGTTTTTACCTTAAAAGTATTTGCCATTTAATTCTCCTTATCCTAAAGCTATTGCTAGTGGCAAAGCATTTGGGTCTGTCTCAGATATAGTACCTGTTACTGACATTGTGCTAGTCACAGCATTTGATGAAATATTAATTTGGAATAATTCAACATTGTCTGAGCCATCATTTATCTTAACTTTTAAAACTCCTGATGTTCCTGAATCTACCCAAATTGTGCCTTGTGCAACTGAACTTGGTGCTGAACTTCCAACATGAGAAGTATTTAAAGCACCCAATATATTATTAAGTTCAGTTCTAAAACTTGCAAAGCCCTGATTGGCTAAAACTACATCTGATACTTGACTCATATAATCCTTTTATTTTATTTCTATGATGATTTCAAGCCATAACCTACTACTTGATAATCAAATGTTCTGCTAATTCCAACATTACTACTATTATAAAACCTTATTGTAAAGGCAGTTTTTGATTTACTTGTAATCTGATAATAGTCTCCTGTTTGCAATCCCTGTGCTGAAATACCGATACTTGGAGTTGCGTAAAAAGAATTGACAAAAGTAATCGTTGTTCCTGAAGCATCTGAAACAACATCTTGTCCAGCTTCAGTTCTTCTTTCCATATTTACTTTAGCTTGTAGAGTATGAACTTTTGCTCTGACTTTATTATCATCACTTGTAATCTTACATCTAAATTTAAAAAATTTTCCTTTGATCGTGCTTTGTTGTGCTATTTTTTGAAAGCTTGTAATATTTGCTAAACTTGTATTGTCAAATCCAACCTGTACTTCTGCTCCACATTGTATTTCAGGAGAACCATCAAAAGGTGCTTTAGCATCTTCAAATAATGAAGCACCTCTACCTGAATCAAACAAATCGTATTCATCCTCTGAACTCATACCAATAACAGCACCTAAATTAGTGTCATAAATTTGGTCTAATGAAAGAGTATTACTAAATGTGTAAAAACCTGATGATTGAATATTACCACCAAAATTTGTAGGATTTGATGTAGAGTCTGTGCCACCTAAATCAAAAAAACCCTCTGCTGAATCAACATTACCAACAAGACTATCTACTTGTGTAATAGTATCTAATATCAATACTTTTCTACCAGCATTGTCCTCTGATAATGCAACACTACTATCTCTTGTTCCTAAAAAATCTGCCATTATTCTGTCAAAGTTAAAACATTTTGAAAGTTTTGCAATCCTGATATGTTGGTTGATACAATAGATGCGTTTGCTGAACTATTACCTAATTTATCAACTGCTTTTATGCAATAACTACCAACCTGTGCATTTACTACCAAACTATTTGATTTTCTTCTAACTACTTTTGCAATCGGTGTGCTTTCATTCCATGTAGCACCACTTGTGACATCTTGAAATCTTACTTCATACCAAGATATATCTAAGTCATCAACAGGTGTCCAAGATAACTCCATTTGATTAGAACCTACCATAGATACTGACAAATCATCTACATCGCTTGGTATTTCTGTTGCACCAATAATTTTTCTTGAAGCAGATGTATAACTTGAAGCTACACCAAAACTATTTATTGCTTTTACTCTTACATCATAAGTAATATCATCAACAACATTTATAAATTCATGGTTAAGCTGAGTACCACTAGATATTATTTTAAAATCTGACTCAGTAGATTTTTTAGCTTCTACTTGATAATATTGAACAAATTGATCTGTACTTGCACCCACTAAAATATTAAGTCTTGTTAAAACTACTCCATCTGCATATTCGATAAGTTCATCAGTAAGTGTAACTGAGGATGGTGCTTCTATAGAAAATGGATTTGGTAAAGTAGTTGATGGTGTACTAGACACCTGACCTTTTGTAGCCCATGTATAATGTGATGCTTGATATTCTACTAATTGTAAATTAATTGTATAATCTTCGTTAAATGTCATTGATATTACTCTAAAGGCTTTACTAGAAAAACCTAAACTTGATAAAGTTACATTTACAATATCTCCAATATGTAATTCATAAGCTTTAAATCCACAATTTATTGTGAGACCCAAAGACTCTCTTGATCTTCTTAAAATTATCTCAGACATTTCTTCAGCCTGATATGTTGATGTAATAGTTCTAAAATCAAATCTACCCTCTAACAGAAACCCACCATCTGCTGTTTTCATGGTTGCGTGTTGATCTGCACTTGCTAATCCTGAGTCATCAATAGGTGGAAACTGAGTTTCATCTACTTGAAAGTTTCTGTCAGGATTTACATAAGAAACAATAACCCTATTATATTTAGAGTTTTTCGTTGGGGATGCTAAAGCATAACCACCAATAATATCATCTTCATTTAAAGATACCGATGCTGTACCTGTTGTTTCTATAACTAATTTATATTTACCTTGAACATAAGGCAAATAACCTCTCATACCTTTAATAATATCTCTGACATTATCTAAAACTTTTTTTGAGGTATCTACAACTGCGTTACAATCAAATATATTTATATCACTTGCTCCTGAAAATGGTGTGACCTGAGTTACACAAACTTGTGAAGCATCATAAAAACTTTGTAAATCTAAATTAGCTGTGGCTATTCCTTTGCCATATCTTTCGTTTCTTAAATAATCCAATAAACAAAAAGCTGGGTTTGTAGAAAAAGATGCAGTTTGCTCTGATAGATTTGATGCTAATGTAACAACCTTTTTACCTTTTATTTTAGCTTGGACAATAGGTATTCCACCAAAAACATCTTGATTCCATTTAAACCTTAAAGCTAAATAACAAATACCTCTTAACCTATGATTGCTACCCCATGATGATAAAGGTGTTAAGACACTAGATGCTACTTGGTCATCTGTTCCCATAAAAGCTTGTATTTGAATATGGCTTGTAGAATCTTTAAAAAAATTACTATCACTACTTGCTACTTCTCTTGTAGTGCCATGAGTCAATGCTCCATCAAATGTAACTACTTTATCATCTACTATTACTTGTTCTATTGAATTTACTTCTCCCTCTGCAAGAACTAAAGCGACATATAGATAAGTGTTATCTGTTCCTGATGTTTCTATAAATACTCTTGTTCCACCAACAAGTCTTTCTCCATAAATTACAGGAATACAGGCATTGTTAGATTGTTTGTTTAGTAATATACCTCTCTCGGTTTCTTCAAAATCATTTGTACCAAAGTCAGGCACATCAGGTTTAAGTGATCTTGAAAATAACCAACCAATAGCAAAAACACCTAAAGCTACATAAGGATTAAATTTACCCTGAAATAAACTAAATGCTTGTGTAACAAGACCTGAACCCTTTTCAACTACTTTTTCTACTGCACTACCCATTACTTATGAAAATCCCTTTTATATTTTTTTGCTACTCTATATACTTGGTCTTGTTTATTTAAACGCAACCAAGATATAGACTCATTTGTTTTTAATAATTTTTTAAAATAGTTATATACCCATGACATGACCTCATTACTCTTTCTAAGTATCACAATATCATATAACCATAGATTTACACCACTTTTCCATTCGTTCTTGTAAATTTTAGAAGTTGTTACATAAGCCTTTTCTACATCCTCATTTAGATATGCCCAATTCACAAAACCAAATATTCCTTTGTCATCTTTGAATATTTTGTATTGGTTTAGGTTAATAGATGGTAAAATATGATAATAAAGTTCAGGATATGTATTTTTTTTGTATTTATCAAAATTATAATACAAGCTAATAACTTCATCAAAAGTTGTCATTCTCTACCCCATTTAATATCAAGCACATTTTCACTTGAATAATCCATGCCTAGATCAGCACTAAAAAATCTTTGTTGTGACGCATTGGATGTTTTTCTACCTGACTTTTTGTCAAAGTCTGCCCAATGGGAAACTATAATTAACTTTACATTTGATTGTGTTGTTGTTTCAGATATTTCAAATGTATCTATATTCCCTGAATATAATAGTATTGGGTCAGCTATTATAGAGTTGTTTGAATCAAGTAATCCTCGATATATTTCTACACTATCATTTACAATATTTTCATTGAGACAAGTTGATATAAATGTTTGATCTGCACCTGATAGTGATAAGCTTAGAGATGTTTTAGATATATCTGTCTGTTCCTCAAACGATGAACCCCCTACTAAATGTGGAGAAGCTGTGTATGTTCTGCTTGAACCTGATACAGATGAAGTTAAATCAAATCCACAATCGGTTAAAAAAACAGGTGTAGAGAAACCTATCTCAACAAGGTGTATCGGTCTAATCTGACCTGTTAATAATTCGTTTTTTACTGATGTCGTTAGTGTTCGTGCCATAGTCCTCGTAATAACTTCTTGTTATGCTTTCTGTACCTTTTAGCATGGTAAAATTAAATTTACTATCAGGTTTTTTGTAAGCTTTTAAATCATTAGTCTTTTCGTCTATTTCATCAGCATTGACAATAGCAGTAGCCTCAAACTCGGCACTCACTAAATGTGTGATCTTGTATTTTTTCATTAAAGAGTTTCTTCAACATCTAACTCAAATTGATATAAAATATTACCATCTTTGTCTGAACCAATAGCACCGAACTCTTGCACATCATTTATCAAATGTACTTTAAATGCAACATTATCATAAGTAACAACTGAATCATCAGCTAATGCTGTTATAAGAGGTGGCTCGATAGTAAGTGTTGCTTCGTTTGACCCATCGGCTGTAACATCTGCGACTACCATATAAACTTTAGTATGCGAAGCAAAACTGACAAAATCTCCACTTTTAAAAGTGCCTGTCATGGCATCTACGTTTATTGTTGTATCTCCAACTGCGTGTGTGCCATTTACTAAAATAGTACCACTTGCATTACCTCTAGCATTTTTTATTTCAGGTGGTGTAATCGTAAAATCTTCTTTACCTGATCTTTGCTTCATTATGAAAGCCATAAGTTCTCCATAAATGTCTGATCTTTTGCCTGTAATAATTCTAGCTGTAAAACCAAATCTTTGATTATCTACTTGTCTTGATAGTTTCTTTCCTGAGATAGATTTAGAAACAAGTGTGTTTTGAACAGACTTGATACCAAGTGTTTGAAAATCTGCTGTTGATATTGGAAATGCACCACTCATTATATTAACTCACTTCTGCCTTTTTCTGCCAAAGCATTATTTATTATTCCTGTTATCGTACCTCTATTCTCTTGTAAAGCTTCTCCAAATCCTCGTGAGTCTATTGTGTTAATAGTAAAGTTCACATTTACTGCTCCACCTGATGTACCTCTAGCTGATTGAGTTATTTGACCTGATGAGTTTGGTATAAATAATTCTGCACCCTTTTCTCCTACTACAACAGGATTACCTTTTGATACTGCTCCACCTGAAGCTTTACCACCAAAAAAAGACAAAGCAGTTGATATTAAACTTTGTTTATTCTGACTTCTCATTTCTCTTTGTTGTTGTTGCATTACATTCAATACTTCTTTTTCTTTTTTTAATCTATGTTCTGTCAAAGCATTTCTAATTACCTCTTGAATAACAATTTGAATTGTAAATGCCAAAATATCTACTAAAAGTTTTTGTGCTATTTCTTTCATAGTCATATTTAATTTTTTTCCCATTACTAAGGATTCTGCCAATCCTCTTGAAAATGCTTTAATACCACCTTGAACCATTTTTCCTAAAGTTTCGTTAATAGACTCAAAGTCTTTTTTAAATGCTGTTAATACATTTTCTTTTATTTTAGTAAATTCTACTCCAATTTTCTTTGTTTCTTCAGTTGAGCCTTTTAATTTATTTAATATTTCTTCTACTTGTTTTCTTGAAAGTAAAGCTTTTGCTTCTAGTCCATTCAAAAATTCTTCCATTTTACCTATGAAGCCATCAAGTTCTTCAGTAGATTTTGATGTTTCTTCTTGTAATACTTTAAATGGTGTTTTTAATTTATCTGCTGATTTTCTAAAATCTTCTATGACTTGTCTGCCATGATCTACTTCGTCTTGGAATATTTTAAGTCTATCTAAACCATTAACTATTTTTTCTAAAAAGAAAGCATATCCATCTGCTAAATCCCCTAAAATACTTCTTATAGTATCAAATGCTCCACCAATAACTAAAACGACACCTTTGCCTAATCTTCCCAACATTAAGAAACCGATTAGACCGAGTGTTTGTACTCCTTGTGGTAAATCTCTAAAAACAGAAAATAAATTACTTATAGCACTACCAATAAAACTAAACACAGGTTTCAATGCTTGTATAATACTTGCACCTGTCAAAATTATTGTTTTAGTTGCTTCTATCAAACCAGCACTTAGTCTTGCACCAAATAAAGATAATTGCTCTGAGTTTTCTTCTAATAGTTTGTTAAATTCTGCTAAACCTTGTTTAACAAAATCAAAAAAACCAGCTTGTGCAGTATCTAATCTAAACTTAAAGAGTTTGTCAGATAGCATTGACAATGTACCTGTAAATGAAGTTGATAAGACTTCAGTAGCTTTTTCAAACTCTCCACCCTTACCAAATAATTCTCTAAATCTTTTTTTAGTTTCTTCTGTTGTAACTTGAACTCCAGCTTTAAATCCTAATAATGCTCTTACACCTCTTTCTCTAAATAAGTCTGCACTACCAATACCTGATGAGAATGATCTTTGTATTTGTTCTGCTGTTGTTCTAAAATCTAATCCTGTAACAGATGCAACATTACCTGTAAGTTTTAAAATTTCATTTAGTTCTTCTGCGTTTTTTGTAACTACTGCTAAATTACCAGCACCAGCTTGTATTTCTTCTAGTGAAAATGGGACTCTTGATGCAAAGTCAATTAATCCTTTAAATGCTTTGTCTCCCTCTTGAACACCTTTAAATAAAAAAGCAAATCTAAGTCTAAGTTGCTCTACTTGACTTCCTACATTTAGAATTGATTTTACTGCAAGTCCACCACCGATACCAATAATAGCTGATTGAACTGAAAATACTGCACTTCTTAAATTTGATAATCCAGCCCTGACACCATTGAAAGCTTGTTTTGTTTTATCTTTTGCTAATATATTTAATACTAAATTTTGTGCCATAATTACCTAGTTTTATTAGAAGCTTCTTTATGTTCTTCATATTCTAACAGAAGATAGCCTAACCAATGATTATACTCCCATTCTTCCATTTGTAAAACTTCTCTAAGAGATATTTTTAATCTATCGGCAACAATAAAACAATTCTTTAATTGAGGGTCAAATTTTAGTTTTTTTTTACTTCTTCAGGGCTGATAACTCTTACCATAGCTGTCGCTACTCGTGAAAGAACATCTGAGTCCACTTTAGTCATCAGTTCCATTTTATCTTCTAGTTTGAAGATTTTTTTACCATCTTTATCTAAAGCTTTCATAACTACAATGTCAGCAAGAATACTAACATCATTCATGTTATCTGATTTTTTGAAAAGTTTATTTTTTTCGTAAAGGTTAATAGGATTCCAATAGATAATAGCTGGTTTGCCATCATCATCTGACCATTCAGGAACTTCAATAGATTGAATACCAATATTCTCAAAATGAGTTTTGGCTCTGTCTAATATTGACATAAATATCTATTAGCTTTCTGCACCTATTGTTAATGCACCTGTGCCTTGAAAAGTAACTGATCTTGCTACGATACCATCAATCGGTTGATTGACAGACATACCTGTAATTATACCAGCACCCTCAAATTTTCTGTCGCCTGTTGAACTACCCTCAGGTAATAATTTAAAAGTAACACTAGACCCAGCAGTTAATTGTGTTTGAACACTATCTGCTTCGTCAAAGTGCATTTCTAAGCTTCCTGAAAATGATGTTCTACCAGCTACGAAACTTTTTGCACCATCTGACATTTTTGTAGATTCTACAACATCGCCTGTTGTTTCAAGAGTGAAAGAAGTAAGTTCGCCAACTGCTGAACCACCTACTACAACTTCGCCCTCTTTTCCATGATGAACTGCCATTTTTTATTCTCCTATGTTAAAATTGTTTATATTATTTTTCTTCTTCATCGTCAATATCTTCCTCATCATCTTCATCAAAATCTTCTTCTGAATCATCTTCCCAAGTTTCATCTTCCTCTTGGTCTCTAAGATCAGCAAGTAAATCTTTGACTTCTTCACACATTAAACTTTCTTTATCGTGTAACTTTTCTATTGCGTCTATTTTCTTTTCTATTTTATCAATGATTTTATCTTTGTTTGCCATATCTTCTCCTTGTTTATGGTGTTCCAGCTTGGAACTCATAAGTACATCTTACAACCATTCTTATACCACCAATCGGAAATAATGTACCCTCGTCTGTTTCCACACTAATAACTTCTGTATCAAGTGCGTTGCTATTTCTTGTAATATCAGATTCTAAAGCTGTTTCAATAGCTGTGATTAATTGATTTCTTTTGGTGTCAATATTAACTTCTGCACCCTTAACAAATCCAAGTATTGCAAAATCAATAGTGCCTATTCTTGTTTTAGCACCAGTTCCTAATTCAGCATCTTCTCTTGTTTCTTCAGATGTTTGTACTATTACTGCTGGGTATTGTTTATCTGATAACTCGTCTATATCAAAAGGTTGTCTTGTAGCTTTTTTAATTGATGGGCTACTTATACCTGAAATTGTAGATAATAGATTGGATGCAATATTTTCTCTAACACTCATAGCTTCATTTTCTTTAATTCTTTTTCAACAAATTTATTGAATTGTTTGTTTATAATCTTTTCTGTTCTATTGTTAAAGCCAAAAAATTCTCTTTTAGGCTCGTTTAATACTTGATTAAATAATGCTCTCTGTCTCATTTGTGAATTACTAAAACTAATTGATACCTTGTGTTTGCCTGTTTTTTTTATAGTTCTATTTGATGGTGTTAAAGCACCTAACATTCTTCCTGAATAAAATAGATCAACCTTAGTAGGTTTTCCCTCTCTTTGTAATTGCTTTAAGTAACTTGAAGAATATGGTGCAAATGGTGTATCTCTAAAATCAACACCTTTAGCTGTTTTAGTTCTAATAATATCTAATAGTTGAAAACCACCTTGTAGAATACCTTTATCAATAATAGATGGAAATTTGCTTTGAAGTCTTTTAAATCTTTTTTCAATAGCTTTAGAATTTGTTTTGATTTTTATGTCTAAAGCCATTATCTAGTCAATCTTCTAAATCCATGTAAAGGCTCTCTTTCAGAAACTTGTATAGTGCCATCTCCTGTCTCATCGTACTCAACACCATCCTCTAAGATTGTTCTCCATTCTTTATTGTACTCTGACATATAGAACTCGCCCATTCTTTCAAATCTATCTTTTTCAGTTTCAGGTCTAAACTTAGTTAATGCTGGGCAAAGAAATCTACCCAAAAATAAATATACACCAGCCCTCTCAAACTGATCTAAATTTACTTTTGTATCTACCATCTCAGCAGTATTTAATACTGTAATATCTGTAAATACATTTGTTTTGTAAGTTTGCCACCACTCTACTCTAAGCTGTCTTAGAATATCATTTGTTGTTTGTGCAAAGAAATT